TAAAGAGCTATGAACAACACAACCCTAAATATGGTATATCTTGATGATGGCAAAGCTATTATCAAGCAAAAAGGGAATGGCGGCGGTGAGGGCGAAAGCACAAATCCTACCGGCATCGTTAACGATGTAACGTTTTACGATTACGATGGTGCCGTTCTGTATGGATTTTCCAAGGCCGATTTTCTGGCCATAGGGAATATGCCTGCATTGCCCTCTCATGATGGCCTTATTTGTCAGGGATGGAATTGGGATTTGGCAGGGGCTAAAACACATGTAGAGCAATATGGTAGTTTGAATATCGGTACATCATACATTACCGATGATGGTGCTACCAGATTACACATCGTTATTACCGCCAAGGGGCGACAAGATTTTTCGCTCTATTTCGAGCAAAGTGTAGCTAATGGCGTGACTATTGATTGGGGCGATGGTAGTGGAGCGCAAACGCTTGCAGGTACAGGAGTAGTTACTATCAATCATTCCTACACTGCTATCGGAAACTTTACGATTGGCCTAATGCCAACAGATGGGTGCACATTAAGGTTGGGAGTAAATAGAAATACTTTCAACTTGATAAACAACTCGGGTGATACAGGGCGTAGTGTGTATTTTACCATGTTGAAGAGCGTCAATATTGGCAAGAATGTTACATCTATTGGCATACAAACGTTTTACAACTGCTACAATTTGGCAAGTATTACCATTCCTAATGGTGTCACCGAAATAGGGTTAAATGCGTTTTATAACTGCTATAATTTGGCAAGTATTACCATTCCTAATGGTGTCACCGAAATAGGAGGCAGTGCATTCGACTACTGCTATACATTGCGAAGTGCCTGCATCCCCCAAAGTGTATCTTCGATGCAAAACTATCTTTTCGGCAATTGTAAATCATTACCGATAATCGACATACCGAATGGCGTTACCGAGATAAAACCATCTGTGTTTGCCTCCTGTGAGTCATTAGCAAGGATAGTAATACCTGCCAGCGTAGCGACCGTTCAAACATTTGCGTTTAGCTATTGTTATGGTGCAAAAGTTTACGATTTCTCTAAACATACAAGTGTGCCCACACTTGCTGGCACAAGCGCATTTAATGGCATTCCATCCGATTGTGTAATCATTGTGCCGGATGCATTGTTCGATGAATGGAAAGCGGCAACCAATTGGAGCACTTATGCATCAAAAATGGTTAAGGCAAGCGAATACATACAATAATACATAATCACCATGATACAGCAAACTATTTACCAAACCCGAGAGGATGGTGTGGTACTCAAACGCACATACTCGGATACGAAACACTATATTAGGAAAGTGGGCACAAATGAGGTCTATGTAGAGGCCATAGATGTAGAGAGCGCGAACTATACCTACGAAGAAACAGCAGAAATAATACCAGAAGAGAACAATGAAAAAGATAATTGATTGGGTAAAGTCGAGCAACCATTATTATCATATAGGGTTGCTCGCGGCCCTATCGCTCGTCATGATGAGCGTGGGGGCTTTTGAGTTCGGAGCGCAGGGGCTTTGGACTAACGCATGGCAGTGTGTGAAATTCGGAATATTGTCAGGCTTGCTCATTGAGGCCTACCAAGCTATCACGAGCAAGTCGTTTGACCTCCGCAACTCGTTTGGCGACATAGTGGCCGACCTTATGGGATTGGTGGTAGGTGTGGGGGCATATTTGCTCCTCGCATGGGGAGCACCCATTACGGCTATTGTAATGATATGTTGGGCAGCTCTCTCGGCAGTATTCGCCTTTGTGATAGACGAGTGGCGCAATGCGTTGCTCCTCTCGTTCCTCGGATGTATGATTGTCGGATTTTCGCTTTTCATTTATGGGTAATGAGTTGGGCCGATGTTATACAATCGCTTATTGGGTTTGTGTTGGGAGGTGGTCTGGGCACCCTCATCACAAACCTAATCATGGCGAAATACAATCGACAAGCCGCAGCCTTGGAAAATGAGGCTCAAAGTATCAAAAACCACACAGCCGAGTTGGATAGGTGGAAAGATTTACACGAAAGAGCCTTACAGAGTACTGATAAAATAGAGGAAAAATACAAGGCTATGCTTGACCGCAAGGATGAGCGACTATTAGCCCGAGATAAAGAAATTGCCGACCTTAAATCGGAACTTGCCCGAAAGGATGATAAAATAGACAGCCTCTATACCCTGCATAGCAAAGACCGAGAAGAGGCCGATAGGCTCTCATCGGAAAACACCGCGCTTACGATTCTGCGATGCGATGTAATTGGTTGTGCTCTCCGTAAGCCTCCATTGGTATATCAAGTTCCACAACTCAAAATAGGGGGCGAGAACAATGGCTAAATATTTCACATTTGCCGAATTGATTGCCTCCGAGGTGGCCATGGATAAAGGCATAGACAACACCCCTAATTGGCCCGAAATTGACAACCTCCGCAACCTTACCGAGAGGGTTTTGGAGAAAGTTAGGGAGTTGTGGGGTGCACCTATTATCGTGAATAGTGGCTACCGATGCAACAATCTTAACGTGTTGGTGGGAGGCAGTGCCAAGAGCCAACACATGACAGGCAAGGCGGCCGATATCACAACGGGGAGCATAGAGGGCAACCGCAAAATCTTTGCAATGTTGGAGAGTAGCAATATTGAGTTCGACCAACTCATAGATGAATACAACTATAAATGGTTGCATATTTCCTACGATGCGATGAAAGCAGTGCAACGCAGGCAAATCCTACACCTCAAATGAGAAAGTGGCTAAAAATAGTGTTTGTGGCGTTTGTGGGGCTGTTTGTTGGCTTTGGGGTTGGCCGACTTACGGCCCCACCGCCTATTATTGAGGAGCGCGTGGAGAGGGACACCATCACACTCCGATATGTGGCCCCCTCCGCGACAACTCCCACACGTTTTATTGTGGCCGACTTGCCACGCTTGGCATTTCCACCCGATACCACCTACATACATGACACCGTAAGGGTAGCAGTACCTTTGTCGCTATACACCTTTGAGGCTCCCGACTTTCGGGCCGAGGTGGAGGGCTTTGGCGTTACCCTTAAACAAATAGAGGTATTTCCCGAAACCATATACCGTACCACGATATCCAAAGAACCGACACGTTGGGGTGTCGGTGTGCAGCTGGGTGTAGGTGTGTCAAAAAATGGGTTTACGCCCTATCTTGGTGTCGGCTTGCAGTGGAATTTGTGGGCTTGGTAATTTGTTGCACAAAATGGCCAAAATGGGGTGATTTGCAACAACGGTGCAACAAAATGAGGTGGTTTTGGAGGGTACAAAAATTGGTAATATACTGAATATAAATACATTACAATTTACAAGTAAATTTGGGTTAGTAGTTTTGAGAGGGATTCCGCTGTGATAGCGCAATCCCTTTTATTTTGCTGATTGTTAATACATTACGGCACACATACCACTTGGCTAAAAGTGTCAAAAACTGCTTAAAAGTGACAAAAAAGGTCAAAAGTTTGTTGCATCCTCGTTGCAAATATATATATTTGCCCTAAATTTGGAGAAGAAACCTTTTATAAATAACCTAATTGTATGAGAAAGAAACCGATAAAGGAGGTGGTGTATATCCGTGCGCGACAATTACGCTCTGGTGGGCAATCTTTGTACCTTGACTACACCAACAATCGTGGCAAAAGAGTATATGAAAATTTGAGGCTCTACCTCGTTCCGGATGACGCGCCCAATGCGGCAGGCACCAACGCAAATACCATGAGGGCGGCCGAGGCTATAAAGGCCGAGAGGGTAATGGAGTTGTTGAGCGGTAAGGTAGATGTGGGGATGCGTAGGAGTGATATGTTATTGGCCGATGTGCACCGCCAATGGGTGGCCACCCACACGATAGCCAACACAATCAAATGCCACAACCTTATGGGTAAGTGGCTGATGCGCTATGCGGGCGAGAGGGCCACGCTCCGAGATATAGACCGAGAGTTTTGTGTGGGCTTTTCGGAGGAGTTGCGCACGGAGAAAGGATTTAAGGGCAAGCCCCTAAATAATAGCACGGCAAGGACTTTGTGGCAATGCTTTGTGGCTATGCTGTCGTGGGCGTTCCGTAAGGGGTGGATAAGCGAAAACCCCTGCCTACGCTTGGAGCACAACGAGAAACCCCACGCAGGGGAGAGCACGAGGGAGTTTTTGACCATTGAGGAGTTGCGCAGGTTTGTGGCGTTGGAACCCACCGACCACTATTTGAGGGCCTATTTGTTTGGTTGCTTTTGTGGTTTGAGGTGGGGCGATATTAAGGCCCTACGATGGGGGGATATAAGCGTGAACGATGGCAGGGCCTCCATTCGCAAGATTATGGAGAAAACGAAAAAGGAGGTGGTTGTGCCGTTGAGCGAGAGCGCAGCCCGATGGTTGCCCCAGAGGGATATGGAGGGCGATGATGTGCAAGTGTTCAAAATCAAGGAGCCAGCCGTGGCCCAAGTGAAAGTGAGGAGCGCAGCTGCCAAGGTGGGTATTACAAAACACCTCACATTCCACACCTCTCGCCACACGTTTGCCACCACGCTCCTAACGAGGGGGGCCGACCTGTACACCACGAGCAAACTATTGGGCCACACGAATATCAAGACCACACAAGTATATGCCCGAATTGTGGACAACAAAAAGAGGGAGGCTGTGGACTTGTTGGATGGTATATAGTCCACTTTGTTGTTTAGTTATAACTAAACTTATAGGTTGATTAAAGGGCGTAAAAAAGGGCGGTATTTATCCGCCCTTTGCTATTAGTCAGCCGCAAGCAGTATAATGGCTTTTACGAATGCTCCAATAATGCCTATAATACTCCAAAACTTAATCCAAAAGTGAATTTTGCCGATTTTCTTTAACTGCAATTCATTCTGCGCCACCAATAATAAGTTGGTTATTTGTGCATCGGTAATAGCAGGTATTTCGTAGATATAGCACATATCCATTAATTCATCATAGTGCCAAATATATCCCTCTGGGTTAGGTTGGGCTTTTATCCATTCGTTACACTTATCGGCGGTGGGTTGTTTACCTGCAATTTTCATTCCGGCCATTTTAATTATAGGCTCGCCAAAATCATCAATGAGTTTTTTTAGTAGTTCAGTGTTTCCCATAATAAATAGGTGTTTTAGTGTTATTTGTTGCGCTCTTCTTCGAGCATTTCTATGAGTTTGCCTTGTTGCTCTATGAGTTTGGCAGCGTTGGCTGTGTGGACCTCGTTTTGTGAGAGGAGGCGGTCGATGTGGGCGTGGCTACCATCATCCTCTATTACATCGGTGGAGAATACACCCACGATGCGGTAGAGGTCAAATATTTCGGACTTGTCGAAAAGGAGGGGGCCATATTTGGGGTTGTCGCTCTTACACTCTATTTGTGCTCCGAGGTCGGCCACCCTACGGAAGAAACCACCGAGATGCTTGTGGTCCACAAAGTATATTTTGCCATCCTTTATGGGGGTTTCTCGGGGCACTATTTCGAGGTAAATGTATTGGCCGATGCGGAGGGAGGGCCACATATCTTTTTCTTTGACCTCTCGCACCATTGTGGCGTTGCGGACAATATCGCTCACTCGCAGGCGTTCCACCTCATCACTGCATCGGTCTATCCATTTGGAGAGGCGCACCTCTGGTGTGCGCACAACCTCGGTGGGCACGATTGGCACGGCCTCCACGGTTTCCACGTTCTCAATATCTTCGGGCTTTGGTATTGGGAGGGCCACCCTGCCGTTGGCATCCAACATTGGCTTTTCGGTGGGGGCGAGGTTGAAAGGGTGTGGGTAGGTCGGTGTAGTCGCCTGCGCTCGGCCTAATAGTGGTGATGTGTCCCAAGTGGGGTGTTCGAGGAGTTTTTGGAGTTTGTCGGTTGGTATAGGTCTTTCCCCTTTGGCTATTTGATTCATAAAGGTAGGCGACACTTCAAGATATTTTGCTACGCTTTTTTGCGTCAAATTGTTCTTTTTAATAAATAATTGAAAATCTGCACTTTTCATAATATACGCTTTATTCCAATGTTAATTTAATGTTAAATAATTGTTAAATTCGCTATATAGGTATTGACAATATAGCAAATCCGCTTTATCTTTGTATCGCAGTTATTCAATTAACCAACGCCACAAAGATAACGAAATTTCCGAAAGTGGCAAGCAAATGAATAAATTGCCGGTTGGTGTCAATCGTCAAATGCACCGTGGGGTAGCGGCCTACATTAGAAGCGAAAACCACCAAAGGGTGGCCCAGCCATACCGCCACGCACCTCCTAAATATGGAGTAGGGCGTAAAACGGCAAAATAGCCTCCGCACCACTACGAGTGGCGATGGCCTGCGACCAAGCGGAGGCACAAACACAACACATACAACTATGAAAAAACAATTTTATTTCACTGACAACTGGGTGGGTGATGTTCATGAATTCGACACCCTTAAACAAGCCAAAAAAGAGGCTAAAAATCACACTTGTGGCCACACAATAGTCATATATTGTGATGGTAAAATAGTTTCATTAGTGAAACCCCGAGAAAACCCATTCCCTTAATAAATACATAGCCTATGGCATAACCCAACCCGAGGAGCAGCAGGTGGCCAATCTAACACAAGCGATTTTCAATTCTCTTTTTCAAATATGCAAACACCCTGCTGCCCCTCCACTACGACAACAAACTAAATACCTATTATATTATGGCAGTGGAAAAAATCCAGATTAAGGACATTGATGGCAACGTGCTCTTTGAGTACGAGTGCGAGGGTAACACCCTCAAAAGAACGGTAGAGGTGGCGGTAAGTAGCAACGCCAATTTGGAAAACGCCAATTTGTACAACGCCAATTTGCGATACGCCAATTTGTACAACGCCAATTTGTACAACGCCAATTTGCGATACGCCAATTTGTACAACGCCAATTTGCGATACGCCAATTTGTACAACGCCAATTTGTACAACGCCAATTTGGAAAACGCCAATTTGGAATACGCCAATTTGTACAACGCCAATTTGTACAACGCCAATTTGTACAACGTCAATTTGCGATACGCCAATTTGGAAAACGCCAATTTGTACAACGCCAATTTGTACAACGCCAATTTGTACAACGCCAATTTGTACAACGCCAATTTGGAAAACGCCAATTTGGAAAACGCCAATTTGGAAAACGCCAATTTGTACAACGTCAATTTGCGATACGCCTATTTGTACAACGCCAATTTGGAAAACGCCAATTTGGAAAACGCCAATTTGGAATACGCCAATTTGGAATACGCCAATTTGCGATACGCCAATTTGCGATACGCCAAAGAAATCCCCTATACTCCCATTTGGTGCCCATCTGATGGGCCATTTATCGGATGGAAGAAAGTGGGTAGTTGCCTCGTAAAATTGCTTATTCCTGATGATGCAGAGAGGTGTTCGGCCACAACCAGAAAATGCCGATGCAGCAAGGCGATGGTGGTATCAATTCTTGACCTCGACACTAATGAAGATGTGCAAGAAATTACCAACAAGGCCTATACACCAGAGGCAACTTACAAGGTTGGCGAGATGGTATTGCCCAATGCTTTCGACAAAGACCGTTGGAACGAGTGCAGCAACGGCATTCACTTTTTCATCAACAAACAAGATGCAATAGACTACAATGGATAGCGACTACAACCCCGATGTGGCGGTGTGTTATGGCGATGATGACAGCCGCCCAGAGTAGGAGAGCCTTACGACCCTGCTATATTTCCCAGCCCCTGCGCAACCAAAGGCGCAGGGGTGCACCTTAAAGGTGTGGCCCCGACCTTTTCAAACTACGGGGTTTTACTCATATTACCAATTGTTTTAAGTCGGATAGTGGCACCTCCGCGAGGCCCTGCCACTATTTTTTAATTAACCCCCATTAAAATACTGATTATGAAATTATCGAAAGCACCCCTACTGGTGGGCAAGACACCCATCCAGCAGAAATTGATAGACCGTGATGCCGCAATCGCCAATGATTATTGGCTCATGGTAGCCAAAAAAGAGAAATACATTGGCGAAAAGTTGGCGAAGAAATACGGCTATGTGCAAAAAAATGCAATCTATATGGCACTCGCCCGCCACATGGAGCGCGAGAAAATGCGAAAAACCAAACAACTATGACGTACTACATTACTTTTTTGGCTACCGCAGGGCTGTTTGCCCTCATTGCCAGCCACATCGAAAAGAGCGAGAAAACCCACTAAAACCAATACAGCATGTGTTTATTTACGTTGAAATTTCGAGGGATGACCTACAACAAGCAGGCTGCCCTTACTCTGATGGAGTACCAGCAGAAGAAGATTGAGGAGTTGGAGAAACGAGTTATTTCTCTTGAAGATGACATCCTCAAAGCCCACGAGGAAACCAACCAAGAGAGCCAACGCAGGAGGGAAACCGAGAGCGAGTTAGGCCAAGCCCGCAAGCTGGCGAGAATATACAAAGCCGAGTTGGATAAATTGAGGGCCAAGGCCCCTATCCGTGGCAAGGGTGGCCGTTTCGTGAGCAAGAAACCAAACTAATAAGGTTGGCCCGAGCCTTTCTCAATTCGGGCAACAGGTTTCATATAAAAGGTTTTTGTTGAGTTTAAGTATAAAGGTGCACATCCGTGAGGGCCTGCACCTTTATTTGGGGAGTGGGGGCTGATACCTCCCACCCTCCGCAAATTGTAGGGGACTGCGACATGAGCGTGTGGGCTTGTCGGCCTACGGGTGGGATGCACCTCTCTAACCCTTTTGGCCCCGTGGGAATGAAAAACGAAAGGGCATGAGCAAACCCATCGCAGTGTGCCTCTTTTTTTTCACACCGTTTTTTCTGGGCGTTTTTATCTGGGCAAGGTGCATAATAATGACTGACAGCGTGGAAAGACAGCATAATGGAGAGATAGCGAGTTAATGGTTAGGCTCGATGGTGAAACGGCCCGAAAGGGTTACCTCTGCACTCTGGGACATTAGGGCAGTTCAATTCTGCCCCTCTCCACAAATCCCCATTCCTTTGGAACGCGAAGAGGTGGGGAGGGTAGCCGCTTGGTTGTGGATTTATTCGATTTTTGTTTCGCAGTTTAGTTGGGCTATCCAACCCCCTCTTTATACATTTAATACTACTACTATGAACGTAAACCCTAACGAGCGAGAGAGCCAATCGCAGAATAGGCTCTTGTTGCGCCACCTGCAAATGGGTGGAACGATTACGACATTGGAGGCGTTGAAACTCTACGGATGTATTCGACTGCCGAGCCGCATTTGCGACCTGCGGAAGATGGGCCACGCCATCACAAGCAAGTTCATCACATTGCCGAATGGCAAACGAGTAAAAGAGTACCGGTTGGCCAACTGATGTAATGGCTCACCCCTATTTTTGACAATTCACTTTATTAACTAAACCCCTATAATTATGTGTACTTGGAGTAAAAAATTAGTCAAGGCTGCCCACAACGCCAGAAAACGAATGGATGAGGGCGATTGCGTTATTTGCCTGTTGGTAAACGAAAAGAGCGAGGATAATGATGCTATTATCTGTGGCGACATTACCTCATTGTCGGCAGTGTTGGCCATTACTATTAAAAATGATAAGATGTTCCGACACATCGTAGAGGCCGCCCTGCAATGCGCAAAAGATGTGGAGCAGGAGGAGGCCAAGCAAGCCACCGAGGAAACCGAAGAAACAAAGGAGAAATAAAAAAAAAGTAACCAAAATGTTTGGTAATTCAAATTCTTTTTGTACTTTTGTAGTGCCAAAGACTTTTACTACATAAAATGCCAAACATATAACAGCCTATTTGGGTGTGTTCCTTTGCATTTTATGCGGTTCTCTTCGGAGAGGTCTTTGGCGAGAAAGGGGCATACCCATTTTACATTTTATTAACTCATTAAAAGCAGTACCTATGCCAAAGACCACTGCCGCAAATGGAGCGAAGAATAGTACCTCCATTGCACCCGAATTTATCGTTCGACCTTATTACCCTGACGCCATCACGACACTACAACGTGCCCTCTGGCGCATTGCCTATCGTACTCGCAGGGCCATTCTCCGCAAATTCTCAACCAGCACCTACGCCATTGAGCGCAGGGCCGAGATTGCACGTTGCAAGGCCCAGCTGCTCCCACTCTTCCAACTCTCTAACCCCTCTAACAAATAGAACCATGCAGAACGTAACACAACATTTCGTGCACCCCCTATTCGTTGGAAACAGCACACAGAGCCAAAGAGTGAAAGCCGCCGTAAATCATCCCCATTTCATCCCCTCGCTCCGTAGCGAGTTGCAGAGGATATTCGCCACCATGGGCGCAGAGGAGCAAGAGGAAACCCCCGCTACTCCTTTCGACAATCTCATGTGCCAAGGTCTATTTACCATAGGCCGAGAGGATAAACTACGCGAGTGCATCCGAGAGGTAGCAGACCAGCGCAGCAACCTCACCCCCGAGGAGCAAAGCTGCCTACTCCACCTCACATACATGGCAATCGCTCAAATGGGCAAAGGTGTATGAGTACCCGCATATCTGTGAGGAACGCCGCAGGTAAGCGTGTTTTCTTTTACCACTGCAACGGCTACCACAAATGGTCGGCCATCGTTAGGTTGTTACGCCCTTTGGGTATCACTCCCGAAATATTCTACATTTCAGTAAACTATTCAGCGAAATGAAAAACATTACCCCACAAACCTACCGACAAGTGGCCAACAAAATCATGGAGGCGATTGGCGAAAATAACCATTTCGCCATCTGCAACGTCCAAGACACCATGGCCGATGGTACCAAATGGGTATTTGCCGGCACACTTGTAATCTACGAAAAGAAAAACAACATAGTGCCAATATGGTATGAGTTCAACACCTACGACACCGAGGGTAACAAAATCGACAACGATTTTGTGTTCTACGAAATGCCGCTGTTGAACAACCGCGCTATGCTCGACACAATGAAACAATTATAACCCCAACACAATTATATCATGACGACAGAGATTACCGCCCTTGATAGCAGGGGCAATGTTGCCTACCATTCGGTGGTGTATGGACACCTTACGGAGGTAGAGGTTGAGGCCGACCTTAAAGCGTGGGCCGTTGACAGGGACACACACACTATTAACGTAGAAAGGAGGTAATTATGGAGGCAATAAAGAAACTTACAGCCGAGCAAGTGGCACAACTCCACCAACCCCTACCGGCAAAGGCGTTAAAGCCACACCCCACAAAGGCATTCCTTACCACCATCAACTCCATCTACGTTACCGAAAGGCTCAACGAGGTATTTGGTGTAGGCTCGTGGCAAACCAAGAGCGAGATTATCGACAACACCCAGAAGATGGTTGTGGTAAAAACCACGCTAACCATCCCCGAGTATGGTATTTATTACGAGTGCTTTGGCGGTAACGACAATGCCGACAAAGGCGATGCCCATAAGGGAGCCGTAACCGATGCAATTACCAAGATAGGCTCGTGGCTCGGTATCGGTGCCGAGGTGTGGAAGAATGAGGCAGGCAAAACCCCGACACAAACCAAGAAAGCAACCCCAACCCCCCAACAAAAACCCAAAGCGCAACCCAAGAAAGCACCTGCACCCACAAACTCCCCGGCAATAGAGGAGGATATGGAGTTGGTAATTGCTCTCGATGAAATTGCGAGGGCTACCACTATGGATGAACTCTTGGCGGTATGGACTAAATGGAAAGCAGCTTATGGTCTGAACAACCGCTTTATTGATGCGAAAAACAAGCGCAAAAACGAACTTAATGGAAAACTGATATGAGCACCAACTTATCACTCTGGAAAATAAGCGAAGAGCAGGCCAAACTCAACGACCTGCTCTTCGAGAGTGAGGGCGAATTAACCCCCGAAATGGAGGAGGCCCTTGCCATAAATGAGGCAAACCTCACAACCAAAGCGGCCAACTACATAGAGGCTATGGCGATGTTTGCTAATGGAGAGAAAACCGCAAAGGCCGAAATCAAACGCCTACAAGCATTCGCCAAGAGGTGCGCCAACGCACAGGAGCGAATGGAAACCGCCCTATCCTCTGCCCTTGATGTATTCGGCATTGACAAGTTGGAGGTTGGCACCCACCGCATATCATTCCGCAAGAGCGAGGTGGTGGTTATTGATGATGAGAACGCCATACCCGACAACTACCGCATCATTGAGGTAAAAATCAACAAGGCCCAAATTAAGGCCGATTTGAAAGAGGGTGCCCTGATGACCGGTGCACACCTCGAAACCCGCAAAAACATCCAAATTCGTTAAAGCAATGGTAAACAAAGTATTCATCATAGGCTATGTGGGTGCAGACCCCGAAATTCGCACCCTCGAAAGCGGCATAAAGACAGCGAGGCTCCGAGTAGCCACCACCGAGCGCACTTTCAATAAAGAGAAGAATGAAAATATAGACCATACCGAGTGGCACACCATTTCCCTTTGGAGGGGCCTCGCAGATGTGGCCGACCGCTACATTCATAAAGGCACACAGATATTTATTGAGGGCCGCCTGCGCACCCGTGAGTGGAGCGACAAGGAGGGCAAAAAACAATATACAACCGAGATATTGGCCGACAATATCAAACTATTAGGCGGCAGAGGAGAGAAAAAACAAGAGCAGTGGCAGCAACCTGCACCACAGCCCCAAAGTGTAGCCGACTATGGCAGCATCCCCTCGGCGGCCGATGATGGCTTACCATTCTAAACCCTACCCCAATGAAACAATACCTAACACCGGAGCAGGTGGCCGAGCAGTTGGGCACCACTCCGAGGGCTATACGCAAGATGGCAAAGGATGGAGTGCTCCCTTACTACCTCATAGGCGCAAGGATGCGATTTGTTGGCGAGGAGGTGGACACCCACCTGAACGCAAGGCACCGAGTAATGAGTTGCAGGGAGGCCACCCAACTTGCATACGGCCGACCAAGCCCACTACAAAAAAATGCAAGAAATTAGTAATGCCGATTTCGCTCTTTTGTGTAGAGTGCTAACCGTACTCACAAAGGGCCAAAAGAGGGCAAATGAAACACGAAACGCCCAAAGGCGGGCAGGAATACTCCTGCGCAAGTTTGAGGCTAAAAACAAGCAAAATAATGGCAAGACCACAAAAAAATAATGCAGACTATTTCACGCACGATGCGAATATGCGAAACGACCTCAAAATTCGAGCCATTAGGCGCAAGTTCGGAGTAGAGGGATATGCGGTGTGGAATTTCCTGTTGGAGGTGCTGACTGAAACCGACTATTTTCGTATCGAATGGGATGCGTTTACCATTGAATTGTTGGCCGGTGATTTCGATGTTACCCCCGAAAAATTGGCCGAAATTGTGGACTACTGCACCCACCTTGACCTCCTCCAAATTGAGGATGGATACCTCCAAAGTAGGCAACATCAAAGCCGATTGGAGGTGCTGACCGAGCGCAGGGTTTCCGAGCGAGAACGCAAAGTGAAAAAGCAAAACGAGGAGTTTTCCGCAGCAGAAACCCCAAAAGTTGGGAGTTTTCCGCAGCAGAAACCCCAAAAAACGGAGTTTTCCGCAGCAGAAATCCCACATAGTAAAGTAAAGAAGAGTAAAGTAAAAGAAATAAAAGAAAATATTTCTCTCTCTATATCTCCCTCTGGCGAGGTCGCCAAGAGCGAGGAGGAGGCCGAAACAAGTTCGGCAGAGAGAGAGAGAATTTTTAGAATTTTCTTTTTGAGAAATTTTGCTTCGCCAGAAAAAGAGGTTGAGCGTTTCTACAACCACTACGAGGCACAAGGCTGGAAAAGGGCGGGAGGTTTAACCATTACCGACCGAGTAGCCCTCGCCCAAACTTGGGCACCGGAGAATGAGAAAGCCAAGAAATTCCCCGACAAGGTGGCCGAAATGCTGCGTGAGTGGTACGAGCAAGGCACCGCAGAATTGCGAGAGCTGCTACCTCACAACCTCAAAGGCGCAATGATAGACGGCACCACGCTTTATCTCCAACTGACGACAGCCGACCTCAAAGACGAGATAGAGCGATGTGCGGATTGTTTGATTGGCCCGTTCCGAGTGTATTTCCCCAACCACGCCCTCCGTTACCTTATCGCCAACTAACCCTAACCCCGACTGATTATGAACATTACCGGCAAGGTGCATTGTTTTTTCGAGCAAAGCGGCACTTTCAAAAACGAGTTTATCAAGTTGGGCATCCCTGCGGAGGACTACGACATTCAAAACAATTTCGGCCAGACCGACCACGTTGTAGATTTATTCCAAGCCATAGAGGATGCCTACGATGGTCGCCCCTCGTTATTTGATACCATAGGGGGGGGTGATTTGATTATGGCGTTTTTTCCGTGCATATTCTTCTGTGAGAGCAACATGTTAAACTTTCGATTGGATGCCCGTAACTACCGCAAATTGGACGTTAGAGGGGCAACGCAAAAGATTTGTGAGAGGTCGCAAAGCAGGGATGTGTTTTTTCGATTGGCTACAAAAATGGTTTGTGTGGCAATCGAAAGGGGATTGTCGCTGATTATGGAAAACCCATACAGCTCGCAATCGTACATCTGCAACAACTTTGTGCTACCTCCCACGGTGATTGACAAAAACCGAATGCTCCGAGGGGATTATTTCGAGAAACCAACCGCTTATTGGTTTGTAGGGTGTGAGCCAACAAATGGCTCCTCACTCCAACTTGACAAAGAAAAGCGAACAATAAAAAAGGCGAAATCGTCCCCATCGCAGGGCCTATGTTCCGAGGAACGCAGCCTAATATCCCCCGACTACGCAAGGAATTTCATTTGCGATTTCATTCTGGGCAAAGTCCAGACTTTTACCCAACAAACCCTATTTTGATTATGACAATTTTAGAGCAACACTTATACGGACTTATCTTGGCGATAGAGGCCGAGAAAGCAGGGCACTCCATGGTACCCACCCACACCCTCCTCGTAACTGATGGAGTGCTCGGTAGGCTATCACGAACATTGGGCGTAGAGGTCACACCTCCCGAACTCGATAACGCCCTCGTTCAATTAGAAGCTGACGGCCTCATACATTGCGGCCACACCATCCGCGACAGATACGCGGAACCGCTACACAAGGATTTCCAAAGTTCAATCTAAAAAACTACACGAATATGCCATACCAAACAGAGGGCGAATATAATCGCACCGAGCAGATTGTTGGCCGAAACCATGCCCTCCGAGCTGTGATGATAGCAAGGGCCGTGGATGACCAATACATCACCCGATGGGAGCCACACCCCGAACTCCCCAACACGTGGATAAAAAAACGCATTGCCCGCAAAGACGGCAAGCCAATGAAACGATAACCCCTAAAACCTCTATGAGATGACACCCCAGAAACCCCAACTATTCAACGACCATTTCCAAAATTACAAGGTCTATAACATCCCCAAAGCCCAATTAGTTATTGCCGATATTCCCTACAACGTAGGCGAGAACGCATACGGCTCCAATCCTATGTGGTACAAGGGTGGCGACAATAAGAACGGAGAGAGCGAATTGGCAGGCAAAGCCTTTTTCGATACGGATAAAGATTTTCGCATTGCCGAATTTATGCACTTTTGCTCCAAGATGCTCCGCCCTGAGCCAAAGGATAATAGCGAGGGCAAGGATATAGGCAATACCGGTAAGAAATCGGGGGGGGCAAGTTGTATGATTGTATTTTGCGCTTTCGAGCAACAAATGATGGTTATCGACTACGCCAAGAGGTATGGGTTTAATCACTATATCCCCCTGCAATTCTACAAGAACTATTCGCCCCAAGTGCTCAAAGCGAATATGCGAGTAGTGGGCAACACGGAATATGCCATATTGCTCTACCGAAACCGCCTGCCCAAGTTCAATAACAACGGCAAAATGGTATTCAATGCCATACCTTATCCCCGAGATACTGAAACCGAGAAAGTCCATCCCACACAAAAGAGTGTGCCCCTGCTCCGCTATCTTATCGAACTTTTTACCGATGAGGGCGATGTGGTTATAGACCCCTGCGCTGGTAGTGGTAGCACCCTTTTGGCAGCTGCTCAATGTGGGCGCAAGGCGTATGGCTTTGAGATAAAAAAAAATTTTTTCAAGGCCGCCAACGAGCGAGTTTTGCGATACATTCCCCAAACACTATTCTAACGATGACACCCCAACCCCTATACATCGCCTCTTGCTCCTTTGGTAAGGATAGCGTGGCCACCATCCTCCTCGCCCTCGAAAACAACGAGCCCCTTGATAGGGTGGTATTCGTGGAGGTGATATTTGACCACTCCCACAACATATCGGGCGAAGACCCCGACCACATTAAGTGGGTGCGAGAGGTGGCCATCCCCAAGTTGGAGGCAATGGGCGTGAGGGTGGATGTAGTCAGGTCGGTGGCGGATTACAAAGGTTGGGCCACCCAACCTTTGGCCAAGTCAAACAACCCAGAGCGCATAGGTAAAAAGCGAGTATGGCTATTGCAAGGCCAATGCGCCCTCAATTGTAATGGCAAACTCAAAGCCATACGGAACTATTACCGCCAATTTACCCAACCGGTAGTGCAGTATGTGGGTATTGCCATAGACGAGCCGCAGAGGTTGGCCCGCCTTACGGCCAACAAAATATCCCTCCTTGCCAAATATGGCTACACCGAGGAGATGGCAAGGCGCAAGTGTGAGGAGTATGGCCTATTGTCCCCATTCTACGATAAGTGGAAACGCAATGGGTGTTGGTTTTGCCCCAACAAGCCCATCCCATACCTCGCCCACATCCGCAGGCATTACCCCCCCCTATGGGAGGAACTGCGAAAGTTCAACGAGATACCCAACAAGGTGTCGGAGAAATTCAACAAGCGATACACATTTAATGAGTTGGAGGCCCGATTAGACCGACAGGATAAAATAGACCTTTTCAACGAAAAACACAAACAACAAACCCTTTTCTGATTATGAAAAAGACAAAAGCAAATTTTCAATCGCCATTGCATCTGGCGTGCAGTGATAACCCAATGCGCCCAGAACTGCAACACATTTTTTTCGAGAACGGCTATGCTTATGCCACTAATGGGCACATTGCTGTCAAGCAGTCATTGGATGACTATTGCGATGTAATCGAAAAAGAGAAACTAAACGGCCACGCCATTTACAAAACAGCCTTTGCGCAAATCCTCAAATTCCCGATGGCTGTTGCAACAGAGGAGGGTGTGGAGTGCATCAATGATGATTACAAGGTGCTTTTCAGATATGCCGATAAGGATATGGTTAGGCCCAACCTTGAAAGGGCAATCGGAGAGTTCAAGAGGGGTAGTGTTGATTGTATCGGCTTGCGCCCCCATTTATTCGGGCTTGTCGATAAGGTTTTGAAACATTGGCATAATGGTGCCCGTGTTGAGTTCCAAGATAGGTACAAAGCAATGAAAGTTACCTACCCAGATTTTCCAAACCAAGAGGCATATATTATGCCTTACGACCTCAAAGATGTAGAATAATATGAAAACAAAACTATTGCGCAGGCTTCGGAGGGAGGCGAAAAAAGAAATAACAATCGAAGCGGTAAATAGACGTGGAGGCTTGCAATATCGTGTAGGTTCTCGTATCTATTTTACTCCTATTCGCATACCTACGTTGAATGATGCTGATTTTTACACCCACATTCAAGATGCAAAAGAGGCTTTATATAAAAAACGCCAACAGCATATCATCTATTTATTGAGAGAGATTAAGGAAAAAAAGGCAAATCAAAAAGTGAAAAGATTATGAAAATAGAAACTAAACACAACGTAGAAGAAAAAGCGTGGATGATGTACAACAACCACGCAGAGCAAGTTGAAATTGTAGGTGTTGAAACCGCAGTCATAATGCACTACTATTCAACTAATCCTATTCCATTCATTTGTGAGCCAAAAAGTATGGGAATGAGGATAGAAACCCTCATTACATACAAGGTTAATATGCAAGATGGCACTACAATACAGGTGGTAGAAGATTTACTTTTCCCCACCAAAGAAGAATTGCTAAAAAGTTTGTAGCCCTCGCATCGGGTATATGTTGGGGTGTCGGGTTTACGGCACCCCTTTGTTGTTTCGGGTTTATGTTGGTATCGGGTATATGCCCACCAATGGCCCCAAAATGGCCCAAATTCGCCACATTTCGGGTATAGGGTAGCCCAACCCACCCCACAACGAGAAAGGGCCAAAATAGGCCCTTTCTCTCCGTATCGGGTTTATGCTACCTTTCCCCTGTATCGGGTTTATGTCGGGTATAGGGTGGTTTGGTGGTGTAAGCATACACCTCCAACATTGAGGCCATTTTTTTCAGGGTGGCCGCCCTCGCCTCCTCGCCCTCCGGAGCCTCGCCCAGATAGTGCAGCAGCTCACACACGGCCACACGCCTACCAAGAGGGCGCAGAACGTACAACGCCCCCCGCTCCTCCGTGTCGGCTATATAGTCCGGTAAATCCTTTTCAAGCCACACAGAGCAACAGGCCACAAAGGGCCAACGGAAACGAGTTGCAACGCCATACGAATATGGCCCCCTATCTTTGGGGTCAAATGGCACATCGGGGCAAAATTCCTCATTCCTTTGCCCTATAACTATATCAGGGTGTTGGTGTCGTCTGCTCATAAGCGTTTCGGGTTTATGTCGGGTTTACGGCACCCCTCCTGCCAATAGTCGGCAAGTCGCACCAAGAACGCCCCCAGCGTGAGGCCCTCCGCCTCCGCCATCGCTCGCAGTCGGGCCGCCTCCGCCTCCGGAACTCGCACCCCCAACGCGGCGGACTTTACACCAAAGGCCAAGGGGCGGCCCGCACCTCTACGAGCCCCGCCCCATGCGTTTAATTTGTTCATTCCTTAAAATTTCACTTATGTAGTGGCAGTGTTTGGGCGTAGTCGCTTGCATCTTCAAGCTGCGCAGCGAACGCAATACCCTCGGAAAAGGAAATACCAATACCGGCCAAGTCCCAAGCCTGCGATTCTTCTGTACTTTCTATTTTCTTTGCATATGGGAGAATCTCCCAAGGATGGCGGCCCCATTTCTGCCACTCGTTCATGGAACAATCCAACAATATAATATCGGATTTTCGATAAATGCCAAATCTTGAATTATTCCCGTGATTGTAGCAGTACCCCACGAGTTCAGAGGGGGACGATACCCCCAAATAATTACAAATTAAATCACTTTTCATATTCTCAAAATATTATCGGGTTTATACTATTGTTTCGGTTTTAGGGAGGAGGGGGCGGAGCCCCCCCCCGCTTGGGGCTACCTGTTCAAATTGAACACGTGGCCATTTTCGAAAACGAAATCAAAAAACAAATCACGGGCAAAGGCCTCAAAATCGAAATAGTTGCGCAAGTGCTTGGGCATTTGATCTAGGTAGCCGCATTCCTCCACAAAAAACTCGGCAAAATCTTCCTCACTGTCCCATTCGCCCATCCAGCAATCCCGGAAGCGCTCCACGCCCAAATCATCGCAAGAACTGCAAAGGCTACAAAATGCCTCGTATGCCTCGGCCTCCTCCTCGGAAAGGTCGGCCAAAACTGCCGCCATCTCCCAAAGTTCCGAATTTATCCAACATTCGCCCGCCATTCCTTTGGGCATATTATTGAAATCTTGGAACATAAATTCGGGTTCTGCCTCATCGCTGTGCAATTCTCGGCAAGCAGCGTAAAAATCCGCCTCACTCTCGTAGTCTAACACATTCAGCCAAGCACCGGCAAGACTGCCCTTATTATACTTGCCATAGGTTCCAACATGAATAGAAATATTTTTCATACACTTCTCGGTTTTTCCATACAAGAGCAAAACCGAAAACCGCTTTAATTGGTATGTAACTTCGTTACAAAGTTAGTTATTTATTTTGAATTTGCAAACAAGATATCAAAATATTTTTCAAAAAATTGTTATTTTTTTTTGCACCTCTTTTGTTCTGGCTTGCTTATCTTTGAAAGTGAGGGCGCAGGGGCGCAGAAATGCGCCACACACAGGCGACAAAATACCGCCCTTTTTTAGCGATTATGAGCAAGAACGGAACAAAGGCCCAACCCGACACCGAGAGGGCGCAGGATGGGCGCAAGGTGGCCAAGAACGGCACACCGGAGCAGAGCAAGAACGAGCGGGGCCAAGCGGTGGCCACCGAGCAGGAGCCGACAGCCGCCACACCTCCCACCGAGGGGCGCAGGCTCAACCGGTGCGGCAGAGGCATTGGGCGACCTTTCACGAGCGAGAACGCCCGAGAAATGGCATACAAGGCCCACGAGGCGGCAAGAGAGAAGAAGAGGGGGCGGGAACTCTTAACACTCATTTTGTTGGGACAAACACTTGACCCCGACACCCTCCAAGAGTTTGCACGGCTGGGCATTGATGCCGAGCAAGCCACCAACGAGGCGGCCTTATACTTGGCGATGTACCGCCAAGCGATGGCGGGCGACCGAGAAAGCCCCCGAGCCTTTGAACAGATCGCAAAGGTGATGGGCTGGCAGTTGGACCGCCACGAGATAAGCGGCCCCGATGGTGCGCCCCTCATACCTCCCCGCACCCTCACACCCTCCGAGGTGGCCGAAATGCTCCAAGATTTGGAGCGCAACACCTAACAAGGGCCGAGGGGTGGCAGTACTCCAAGCCCTCCACCCTCACACCTTCCAAGCACCCCCCAACTTATTAAGCGATGACACAAGCCCACGAATATACCCAAGCCGTGCGAGATATTGACGTATTGCGCACGTGGTGCGCCTCCTCTCTCCTGAACTATACACGCTATATGTTCAGGAAGAAGAGCGGCACCCGCTTTGTTGTGGGCGACCACCACCGCAGAATATGCGAGGCCCTGCAACGTGTTATTTTGGGCGAGTGCCCCCGCCTTATTATCAATATGCCGCCCCGATATGGAAAAACGGAAATAATATCTAAAATGTTCGTGGGCTACGGCCTTGCCCTCAATCCCCGCGCAAAATTCATCGAAATATCATATTCGGATGACCTTGTGCTGGACAACAGCCGAGAAGTAAATGAGATGTTGCGCAGCGACTACCACACCCACCTATTTCCCGAGTGCGAGGCCCGCAATATTGCGGCCAAAAAGTGGATGACCACAGCAGGGGGCGGAGTGTATGCAGTTAGCACCGGCGGACAGGTTACGGGCTTTGGCGCAGGCCAAACGACCACGACAAGCATCGAGGAGGTAGCCGAGGAGTTGAGTGGCCCGACCTTTGCCGGTGCCCTCATCATTGATGACTTCATAAAACCCGATGACGCACTTTCCGACAACATCCGCACCTCCGCAAATGCCCGATTTGAAAATACTATACGCAGCAGACTAAACAGCCGAGAAACGCCCATCGTTGTAGTGATGCAACGAGTACACGAGGATGACCTATGCGGCCACCTGCTCAAAGTGGACGGGCGAAAGGAGGAGGGCGGAGAGTGGGAGGTGTTGAGCCTCCCCGCCCTTTTGTATGATGCCGAGGGTAACGAGGTAGCCCTATGGCCATACAAGCACACTACCGAGGAGCTGCGCAAGATGGCAAGCCGCACCCCCTTTGTATTCGAAACGCAATACCAGCAAAACCCGAAGCCATTGGAGGGCCTGATGTACCAGAGTTTCCGCACCTACGACATCGCCCCGATTGGCGGAGTGGCCAAGAACTACACCGATACGGCCGACACGGGGGCCGATTTCCTTTGCTCCATTTGCTACATCGAAACACCGCAAGGCCTCTATATTACCGATGTAGTCCACACAGATAGGCCAATGGAATATACCGAGGTGGCAGTGGCCGAAATGCTCAACCGTAACGATACAAGGGTGGCCAATATTGAGAGCAACAACGGAGGCCGAGGATTTGCCCGAAATGTTGAGCGCAATTTGCGAGAAATGGGCAACCGCACTACATCGGTCAAATGGTTTCACCAGAGCAACAACAAGGCGGCCCGCATTGTCACAAATTCCGTAACGGTGCAAAATATGGTGTTTTTCCCAAGCGATTGGGCAACGAGGTGGCCTACGTTCTTCGGGGCACTTATCGGCTACCGAGCAAGGGGCAAGAATGCCCACGATGATGCGCCCGATGCTCTTACCGGATGCGTGGAGATGATGCAGGTAGGGGGCAGGGGCACACGATTTTCAAGAACTTAATCAAACGAGAAAATTATATGGCAATATCCAAGACTTTACGGCAAGTTATTGATACGGTGGCCGAGGTTGCCCCCGATTATGACTTTGTATATGCCAACGCCAATATGATGAACGTAAAGGCAGACGATGCACAATTTCCCCTCTGCTATTGCGAGGAGATAACCACACAACGGTACCTCAATACTGCCTATGGGCGACTTTTCAAGTACACCTCTTTTGAGTTGTACTTTATGCGGAGGGCACCGATGCAGGGCGAGGCCATTGGCAGAGATGAGATTAGGGAGCAGATAGAGCAGGAGGCGGTGTTGCCTTTCTTGCGTGCGCTGTGGGCAAGGCAACCCCAGACCAATGCGATAACGGGGGAAACGCCGCCCCCGATGTTTGACGACAACGATGTGGCGGTGTCAATTCGTTTCGAGTGGGAGGAGGCGATATGTTAAAAGTTGGTAAATATATATTGGGCCGAGTGGATATTCAGGGCGGGGCCTTTCGCTATGGCAGTCGCATATATATGGCCCAAGTGTTCGAGCAGGAGGGATTGACCGAGTGGCAGAGGTTGGCCAAGATATACACCGAGATATATGGCTATTCGCCCAAGTGGTTAAGCAGGCGCAAGAGATTGCGCAGATTTAAGGAGCTGGCCGAGGGGCTGATGTTCTGGGTTAAGGCCGAGGAGCGAGAGTTGCACCGCACCCCGACAGCCGAGGAGTTGATGGCAGGTGTGGAGGAGATAAGCAAACAACGAGGCCCAATGGCCACAATTAAGGCTCTGGGCAAAGACTTTGGGCGAGACCCCGACACGATTCTATTGTGGCCATACTCCAAGGTATTCGGCATATTGAGGGATGACCTCAAAGAGGCAGAGTTGCAGGAGAAATTACACAAGGCATATATGAGCAAGAGCAATGGCAGACATTGAGAGCATATTGGCGGAGGCGTTGGAGGTATCGGTTAATGAGATACGGCAAGCCATTACAGCCACAGGGAGCAACGCCACGGGGCGCACGTCCAAGAGTTTAGAGGCACGAGTGCGCAAGGAGGGCGATGGCTTTGTGGGTGGTGTGTATGGCCGCCCCTATGCGTGGGCACTCGAAACGGGTAGCAAGCCCGCAAGTCGCAAGGGCACCGCCACAAGCCGCCAGCAGTTCATCAATGATTTGTATTTGTGGTGCAAGGCCCGAGGGTTGCCGAGTGGGGCAGTGAGCGAGGAGCAACGATTGAGATTTGCCAAGTTTCTCAAATGGCACATTAACAAGTATGGCACGCAGCTGTATAGGCGTGGAGGGCGCAGGGATATAATCACCCCCTCGTTTGAAAGATTGGGCCGAGAGTTGCCCAGCAAGATAGGCGGCTATTACGTTACCGAGATAGTGAAGAGTTTAGACAACATAAAGCAGTAGCACAATGGAGAACATATTACATACTGACGCGGCCGCATCTTTGGTGGGCTGGGTGGAAGATGGTGGCGAGGAAATCCGAGCTATTAACGAAGATGGGGGCGTGGGTGTCTGGGATGTACCCCCGACCATTGCCCCCGCGTTCAATCCTTTAATATTCCGCAGGCACAATTATTACATTCAAGATGGGGAGTATCAACCGACAATCTCCCCTCTATTCATTGGGGTATCGAACACGGCCACAGGTTTCACGCTGTTGAGTGCGGCCACCAGCGACATATACATCCGCTATATGGATGAGGCAGGCGATGAATATACCGTGATGATTGCGGCAGGTACAACAAACGTAGAGGCCCAAGAGGGGGAGCGCATCGACATAGTGCAAGGCGTGGCCCTCACAGCTGCGGGGCCTTTCAATGGATGGGCCAAGGACAGCGAACATTACTACATTGCCCCCACCCAAGAGAATTATGATGAATGGGTGCAAGTGGATGATGGCTATTTACTGACAACATCGGAGGGCTATGTGATGTATGGCAATAGTGATGTGGTGGGTGGCTCGTTGACAATCTCCAATCCTTTATCGGGTAAGCAGGCAACCATTTCGGGAGCGAGCTATAACGGAGCTTTGACGCTTGACATTTCGCCCATCGTGCGTGCATGGTTGGCCGACAAGCTGCGCGAGGTAAGCAATAACGATGTAATTGTGGATGATAGTGCCCTCTATATGAGGTATTTTGTTGATGTTTTCAGCAACATGCACTTTATGGCGATTAATGCCGTGGTGCAAATCGGCGAAAGCACTAACATGGTGCCAAAGGTGGGCAAGGTGCTAACCACAAAGCCCATGCTATCATACTACAAAGATTACCCATTGGATTACTCCATGTTGAGCGGAGCGGAGGGGGTTGTTACTCCTAACGGTACCACCATCCCCTACTCCATTAGTCGTATTTTCGTAAAGCAGGGGCTTTTGATGTTGTTGCTTGCCGAAGATGGAACACCGATATTAACCGAGGACGGAGAATATATATACCTCTATGGCGGTAATGGTACGGTGATGAATGACGGCCCCATCCGCATAGTCGAGCGATGCGTGCCCCCTGCCCCATTCTATGTGCGTTGGATAAACTCCGAGGGTGGCGTAGATTATTGGATGTTTCAATTTATGCAGGAGAGGAGCATGGGAGTGTCTAACGTAGAGAGGGCGAGGATATATGTACCCAACCCTGCGGAGGCAAGCAGTAACGAGCGCGTGGTGGCGTTCGACACTAAAAACACAATCCGAGTGGGAGCCACAGGGCTTAAAAAGGGAGATTTTGACGCCCTCCGTAAATTGCCATTTTCGCCTTTGGTGGAGTGGTGGAATGAGGCCACCCAAAAATGGGTAGGATTAACCATTGACAACTACGAATTGAATTACAGCACAAGGCAACCGCTCCATGATGTGGAGATAACATTTGCCCTGCCTGCACTTTACACACAGCAATCAATATGGCAGTAATCGAACAAATATACATTGATGGGCAGCTGTTCGAGCAATCCGAAGAGGGCAATATGGAGTTGGTATTCCAATCTCCTCTATTTACCGATTTGGATAGTATCGTGAGCAATCGCACCAATGAGGTGACATTCCCTCTTACGGCCCACAATCGTAGGGCAATGAATTTGGCGGGGATAGTTTCCCCCGAGAGCAGCGAGCTATACGAGTACCGAAAACATGCTGCCTCCTATTGGAGGGATGGAGTACACATTTTTGATGGGAGTGCCACCCTTTTATCGTGGACAGCCACGGAGGTATCATTTGTTTTCACATGGGGCAATAGCGAGGCTTTTGGCAAACTATTCGATACCAAATTGTCCGCTTTGCAGGATTTCAACATGGCAGTGCCCCCCCGATATTTACCGTATGGCTATACGGGTGCACCCAACGCACAATATTACCCTGCGAATATCTCCTTTGGCGTGGGAACGATTGCCGGGTTACCCCAACAACAATACATCCACCCCTCCATGGAAGTAGAGAAGATATTGTTAAGTATAGAAAGCCATACCGGTGTGAGTGGTCTATCGGGTAAGTTCGGGGATTGGATTGTGCCCTTATTGACCAAGAAAACCACGCCAACAGTCAACATCCTGCAAGCCCCCAAAATCATACAGGGCGCAGTACATCGGACATCACTACCCCATGCCGTATATTTGGCATTGGGGGCAAACGACACCGACTATATTGGCATGGTAAATAATGGGTGGATATTTGACGTGGGAGAGTTCAACACGCTAACATTTACCATTAATGGCACATTGGGTTATCGCCTAACCATACCAAGTGCCGAGGAGAGCGCAACATTTAGCGGCAACATCCGCATCCTTGCGACCGATGAAGATGGTAATAATGGGGTGTTGTTGGCCACCATTCCAACCATTGCCAACTCATGGACTGACGGCACCAACTATGGGCAAGAGTTTACGGTTAGCAATGTTAATATGGACATTGACGTGTCGGATTACGCCTATGTGGTATTCCTCATTGCATCGAGTAGCGCGGAGGAATTGACGCAGGGATATTCGGTAGCGATTGAGAGGGCAAACATTAATATTGTGCCAGATATTAACGAGCCGCAAGAGGTATTGTATTTGGGCAATTCTTCAATCGCTAATTTTCCCACCTATGCCAATCTGCCCGATTGGTCTATGGGCCAATTTATAAAAAACCTCATGAAACTATCGGGATTGTTCGCTAATGTAAAGAGCGGTACCGAGGTGGAATTAGTCAGCATTGGCGATGTGTACGATAGAAGAAGGCAGGCATACGATTGGACAAAGAGGCTATTGGGAGCGGTTCAGACTATTAGCCCCACCTTTGAGGATTATGCACAGCGCAATACTCTCAAATTTGCGGAGGATAATAGCGTCAATGGCTCATACAATGGGGCGTTGCAGGTGGATAATACCACCCTTGATGCAGAAAAGGAACTCATGAGCGTGGATTTTGCGGCCACTGATACCGAGGAGGGGAATATCTTGAATGTGCCCATTTACTCCTATGGTGGCGAGGGAGGCGAAGAGGTAGAATACAATGGCAATGTAACACCGCGCATCTTGCAACGTCAGTACAACACGGTATTTACCGCAGCCTTTAATCTCTCCTTTGCGCGATTGGTGGAAACGGTATATGCCGACTATCAACGTACTATTTTAAGGCCCCGAGTAATCACGGTGGATGTGTATATTGAGGCGAGGGAGTTGGCAACGCTTGACCTTTCAACACCATGCTATTTTGAGCAATTGGGACATTATTATGCGATATTGAATTTGACTACCAAAGAGGGGCATAGGGCGACCGCCACATTGCTCCAACTTGCAGACCAATAATGCTATCAACCGACAACTAAAATACTGAAAGATATGGCAGAGCAGACGACAAAAGAGGTAATCATTGATGTAAAAGTCCAGAGGGACGAGCGCATCAAGGAGTTGCTAAATCAAATGGGCAGCCTCACAAAGGAGATTGTGGAGTGCAATTTGGAAATTTCAAAACTTAACAAGGAGGTTAAAAGCAATGGAGCGATAACGCAAGAGCAGGCCAAAGAGTTGGCCAAACTCACCGCCGAGCGCAAGACGGCCACCAAGCAGTTGCAGAGTTTAAGCCGAGAGGCGCAAAACCTTGTTGTGGCCAATACAGCGGCCAAAAACTCGCTGAACGCTATGAGGGCGGAAATTTCCGCCCTAAAAGTGCAGATTGCCGATATCGATGTGGACACTCCCGCATTTGCCGAGATGGCCAAACAAATAGACACCATTACGCAAAAGGTTAGCAAGGCCGAGCAGTCCTATGGCGTGTTCTCTCGCAATGTGGGTAACTACAAGAGTGGTTTTTCGGCTATTGGTTTTCAGGTGCAACAGGTAGCCCGAGAGCTACCAACGTTGGCAGTTGGTTTGCCGCAATTCTTCCTCGCTCTCTCGAATAACATCCCCATGCTGACGGATGCAATCAACCAAGAGAGGGCCGCTATTGCACAGGCCAAACAAGACAATAAGGAGTTTGTATCGGTTGGTAAGCAGCTCGTAAAATCCATATTTTCATGGCAGACCGCAATGGTGGTGGTTATTACTTTGCTTACTACCCATAGCAAGGAAATTGGAGAATGGATTAAAAACCTCTTCAAGGGTAAGGATGCGATGGAGGCTTACCGCAAGAGTGCAAGCGCAATGGTGGGCAATGTGGCCGCAGAGAGGGCCGAACTTGCGGGCTTGTTTAATGCGCTGAGCAAAGCCGAGCAGGGCACCGCAAACTATTTGGCTGTGCGTAATGTTATCCTCGATAAATATGGTAATTTGTTGGAGAATGAGCGCGAGGAGGTCAAAAACCTTAATAACATTGCCGCGGCCTACGATACTATCACCAAGAAGATTACGGGCAGGGCCATTGTAGAAGGTTTCAACAAACAGATAGAAGAGCAGAGCAAAGCATTTGGAGATGTTTACAAGGATTATTACGATAATCTATTGCCTAAATTTACAGAGGTGTTTGGCGATGAGGGAATATCCAAACTTACGGAGTTCTTAAACTTATTGATAGAGGGAACCGATGAGAGCAAAGCCAAAGCGGTACAATTGGCCAATGCCTTTAATCGCACAATACTAACGCAAGGTGGGGGTAAACTAACGTTCAATGCCTTAACACAAAGGATAGATGCTACGGGTTATGTAGTAGATTCCAAGTTCGCCATTGATAAAATAGCCGATAAGTTTAATAGCATCCAAGAGCCCATCAATGCCACAATCCAAGCGATGCAAACCCTCCTTAAAGAATTTAATGCCGAGGCTCCTGCCAGCAAACAAGATGGCGGCAGTAATGGCAACACTGCATTCCAAAAGGCGCAGAGGGCACTCGAATTGGCGCAGAAATCGGCCGAGGAACGACTGAAAGCCGAGAGAGCCACCGCCTACAACTCCGAGCAAATATACAACGCATCCGAGGAGGCCAAATTTGCCTTTGCTCAAAAGTGGGATAGCAAAGAGTTCGACATGGAGCAAAAGCACCAAAGGGAAATGTTAGACCTCCAAAAGCGTTATGGCGAGATTACCCAAGAGGAGTACAACGCAGAATTGGCAATCCTCGCCACCCAACGCTCCACCTATGAGCAGGAGCAGCTGACCGCAAGCGCGGAGTATGCCGAGAAAATGAGGGCACAATTGCTCAAAGATGCAGAGGCCTTGCGCAAGGATGTACTCAAATACAATGAGGAAACCGAAAAACAAGCCAACAAGCAGAAATGGGAGGCCTACCGCGAAACGACCAAAGATTTGGCGGCAAAGGGCATAATTTCGACCACCGAAAGGGATGACCTCATTACTGCCTCCTACGCATCGGAAAAGGCAGCGGACAACTCCATCACAACAAAACACATCCGCGCTCGCCGTTCCGAGGAGCAGACCAAAGGGCGCAACATTCAGGAGATATTGGATGCCCAATACTCTAAATCGGAGGTGGCGGCGCAATTCAAAGGCCAAATAGCGAGCATAAATCTGGCCATACTGAAACAAACCCAGCTCATCGTTGAGAGGAAAAAGGCAGGGCTTGAAACATACGAACAAGAGGCGGAATTAGCATACCTGATGCAAGACCTCCAAAAGCAGAGATATGAGGATGAATTGGCCGTTGCGTGGAGGAGTGCTGCCCAACAATACGAGATACGAAAAAAATACCTCGAAGAGGAATTGAAACTCTACAAGGGTAATGCGGCAGAGCAGGCACGAATACAACAAGAGATTGCCGAGAACGAGAGCCAACATAGGCACAGACAACTCGAAAATTTCCAAACCTACACCTCCGAGATTGGCAATTTATTGGAGGGCACCAACGAACTCGCCCAAACCCTCTATGATAGGCAACTCGACACCGAGAAAGCCAACAACGAAATGGCCCTATCCGACCTCGAAAAGAGGCACAAGGCTGGCCTTATAAGCGACAAGCAATACAACAATGAGAAGCTACGCCTTGATGAAGATTTGGCCAAAAAAGAGGCCATCATTGCGAGGAAACAAGCAATAATGGAGAGGGCAATGGCCCTATTCAATATCGGTGTCAATACCGCATCGGCCATCATGAAGATTTGGGCCGAGGTACCCAAAGCGGATTTCGGTATTTCTACGGGGGTTCTTACCGCTCTTGCGAGTGCCGCAGGTGCCGCCCAAGTTGCCGCAGTATTGGCCCAACCATTACCGAAAGCACGCAAGGGTGGCCGTATTCAGGGAGCCACACATGAGGCAGGTGGTGTGCTTGTGAATACCGAGGATGAGGAGCGCATTGTGGGTGCTGACCCCGCAAGAGCCTTCCCCGAACTGCTCAACCTCATATCCTATTTGGGCAAGCGCAAAATGCGCCTACCCGATACAGGCTACGCGACACGCAGGGCGCAGACAATTAGCCCCGATGTGTTGGCAAATGAGGTGGGCCGACAGGTGGCGGTGGCAATTGACACCAACAATCAAAAGCAGGCAGAGGCTATTGGCCGAGTAGTGGGGCAAGAGGTGGCCGAGCAGATGAAGAACGTAAAAATCTACACTGCCGTTACCGATGTGCGCAAGGCCGAAAGGCTCCACGACCGCATTGTGAACTCCGCCAAGATGTAGGACACAACCCCAACAAAAAATACAATTATGACACTTTATGCTTTTATCACAACCGAGTTCTCCGCAGAGCAGCGCAGAATTATGGTGAAATTGGGCCTTATGCCCCAGAGAGTAGAGCGAGATTTAGAAATTTATGCCGGATGGCTTGCTCTACAAGGAGAGAAAAAGATGGAGATTTACGCAGAATTGGCCGAGAGGTTTAAGACCTCTGAAAGTCTGGTGCGTGAGGCCATTAAGAAGCTCGCCCAAGAGATATAGTGCCAACATGCACGAAATAGGCTAATTGCCAAAAAAACGCGCACTTTACAATCGTTTATCCCCCCTAACTTTGAGTTAGAGGGGATATTTTTTTGCCCCACCCCAACTAAATGCTGATTTGATATTATGCTGACTATTAAAGTTCATAAAAACATCTATCCCGAGAATGATGGGTGGTTTGGAATGTTTGGCGAGGAGAGTTTTGTTTTCTCGTTGGAGGAGGTGCAGCGCATTTTTGCAGAGCACCCCGAGGAGCAGGATGTAAGGTTTGACATCCATAGCAACGGAGGAGCCATTACAGAGGCTTTCGCCATTTACGATTTCTTGCGCACAAGTGGGCGCAATATCCACACCAATATCGAGGGTAGTTGCCATTCGGCCGCAGTCGTATTGCTGTTGGCG